ATATGCGAAAGCATATGTCGAACGCTAGGAAAACTCGGGTTCTAAAAGATCAGAACTATGAGCTATCCGAATCAGTTATCTCCTCTCTTCTTGGGCTTTCCGCTCAGGTTGAAGGAACCGGGTTTAGGGAAACTTATCTAAAGTCAGAGTACCTTTCAAAGTACGCTGACCCAGATCCGAACGACAAGTTAAATCGTGTCGAACGGGCCATTGATAAGTGGACCTCGCAAGAGGACCTAAATCGAGCGACTAATGACCGGATACGTGACGTTGAATGGGACTATAATATACTCCCTCGCGTCACGTTGAGGACGTTTATCGCTTTTACCCGGCGTACTATTAGCAGTATCCTTGGGCCCCTTGACGATTTTATCGTTGTCGGGGGGTTCTCTGGAGGTGCAAGTACGAGTCACCGCCGAACTTCTAGCCATCCGGCTTGGAAGTTCAGTGATGAGGCTGATGCCACCGAGGATGCGACCAAGTTTGTCGATGTGATTCATCGACAGTCGCCTCTTCTCGGTAAGTATGGCATCTTTTCACGACTTAATGTTGTGGAAGGGGCTGTACTCTTCACTGTTCCGAAGAACGCGCTTATTGAGAGATGCGCTTGTAAAGAGCCTGACCTCAATATGTATTTACAAAAGGCAGTGGGTGAGCATATCGCTCGCCGCCTGGCCCGAACAGGCATAAATCTACGTGATCAGAGCGTAAACCGAGATCTCGCGCGGCGCGGCTCCCTTGACGGGAGCTTGGCAACGTTGGATCTTTCATCGGCTAGCGATTCTGTGACCGTAGAGCTTGTTCGGCTTTTGCTTCCACAATTATGGTTCGAGTATTGTAATGATATTCGCTCCCAGAATGTGTTGGTGAGAGGTGAGTACAAGCGAACTGAGATGTTCTCGAGTATGGGTAACGGATTTACGTTTGGCCTAGAGAGTTTGCTCTTCTATGCTTTAGCTAGATCCGTCCTTTATTTCGAGGGTATCAAAGGTCGTTTGTCCGTTTATGGGGATGACATTATCCTGCCCTCATCAGGCGCGGATATGCTCGTCTCAGTGTTGCGATTCTGTGGGTTCACTGTGAACCGCGAGAAAAGCTTCATCACGGGCCCCTTTCGGGAGTCCTGTGGTGGTCACTACCATAACGGTACGGACGTAACCCCTTTCTACCTGAAGAATCCTCCAACACGTCTTACGGATTTGATCCGTATAACGAACCAGCTTCGAAACTGGATAATGTTGGATGATGACACGGGACTCCCGTTGTTCGAACAGAGCCGTTATAAGCTCTGGTCTGAATTTCGAGATCTTGTGCCCCAGGATTTGAGGGGTGGTGCCGATTTGGCGCTTGATACTTGTTTGGTTACATCGGATCCTCCGAGCTCGTACCTTGTACGGGTTAAAGAGAAGATGGTGTTGCCCGATAAAGGCAAGTACCTACATTGGCATTCTTCGAATCG